GCGCTCAAACAGTTCGGCCAGGTAGACGATGCCGCCAAGCTCGTTGAACGCTACGTCGTTCTGGCCCAGCTTGGCAGCGACCGTGACCGGGTCAGCCTGCGTTCCGGCGGCGACCATAGACAGGATCGCGGCCCATACGCGCTGGTGCGCCGGCTCGTAGAAATGCTCCGGCAGCAGGCCGTCGGCGCGGTCGACGTTGTCGTTGATGTATAGCGCCATGCCCAGCACGCCCATTTCGGCGTCCAGGTCGCACGGCAGCTGCTTGGCGGCGTAGCCGGGGGAGCGAAAGTCGAGGGCTTGGGTCATCGCGTCACCATTTCAATCCCGTCGGCCCGATGCGCCTTCGTCCGCGAAGGCGCCGTAAATCCGGCGACCGCGTCTGGCTGGCTGGCTGGCTGGCTGGCTGGCTGGCTGGCTGGCTGCGAGGTGTTTGTGTCGGCAAACAGCGGCAAGTCCCGCCCCGCAGCGGCGTCCGGGCTCACGTCTCGCGCCATCTCTTGAGCGGTCATCCGCCCCTCGCCCTTGGCCCAGGCGACGCGACGTTCGATGTCAGCGACGTACTGCGCCTCGCGCTCGATCAGAATGAAGTCAAAGCCCTCGGCAATGCAGGCCACGCCGGTTGATCCAGATCCCGCGAACGGGTCAAGGACCACACCGCCCGGCGGCGTGATCAACCGGACAAGGTAGCGCATCAGGTCAACCGGCTTCACAGTCGGATGCTTCGACCCGAGTCGATCCTCGGCGTCGGCCTTGGCGCTGTAGAAAAAGCGAGCGGCGGAGCCGGAGTCGTTGTGCCCGACTGCCGACGTGCCCAGCCCCTCGCCAAACGCGTTGACCGAAGGCTTGCCGGGCTTGCCGGGCTTGCCTCCACCTGCCTCAGACGGAAAGCCGCTAACAACCTCCTCGCTGCCGTCATGGATGACGTTGGCGGGCCAACGGCCGAGCCCCTCAACAGGGACGCCCCTTGCACCATTTAGGCCGTCACCCAGGATGCCCTTCGACGGGCCAGCGGCCGCGCCGGCGGGACCGCCGGCGCGGCCCACTCGACACCGGTCGATGTTGAGCGCCCCGGTCCCGTGCGTCAGCACATTCGCCGCGACGGTTCCGGCCAGCGGTTTGCGGGCGAGCACCCACGGCTCGCAGGCGGGCTTGAGGGCGGTGCCCCAACCTGAGAACGCCTTGGCGGCCTCTGTGGCGGCCTCTGTGGCGGCCGGGGTGAAGGTCCGGCCGTTGCCCTTTTCCCAGCCTTCGCGAGCTTGGTCAGCGCCGGGGATCATTCGCTTGACCGGCTTGCCCTCGGCGATCACGCGGCGCTCGGCGCCCAGCGTCTTGTCAATCCCCTTGCTGACGTCGTGCGACTTAGGAAAGCCTGACCCGTACAGCCAGGAAACCATGTCCCTGATCTCGAAGCCCGCGTCCTCGATGGCGCAGGCGAGCCGATGATAGGTCCGAGTCCCGCTGGCCGCGATCACATGGCCGCCGGGCTTCAGGACCCGCAGCACCTCGGCCCAGAACGCCGGATCAAAGGCCGTCTCGCCCGTGTCCCACTTCTGGCCCATGAAGCCAGCCGACGCCCGCGCGTAGAAGCCGCTCGCGCCGTTGGACTGCGCCGGCGCCGCACCGTCCGCGCCAAACCGCTTGCCGATGCTGACCAGCGCATACGGAGGATCGGTCACGACGGAGTCGATGCTGTTGTCGGCCAGGGCCTTGAGCACTTCGCGGGAGTCACCGTTATGAATCACCACACCCGCCCTCCCCGCGTCTTCGGCAGGCGTTCCACCCGGCCGGACGCGGCGCTGAACTGGACGTTGGCCGATGCGGCGCCGGCTGTTGCCGTCATCCCGACGGCGACGACACGGCCAAGGGCGGACCACGCGGCGGCCTGATGCTCGGGGAGCTCAAACCGCGCAACGAAGGCGTGGCAGTATCTGACGGCCTCGGCGTCCAGCTTGCCGCGCTCGGCGGCCCGGGCGGTGTCGCGGTCGATCTTCTCGACGACGAAGTTCTCGCGCGCGTTGGTCATCCGAACCGCCTCTCGCCGTAGCGGTAGCCTTGGCCGCCGCCAAGCGGGGGCGGGTTCCTCTTGCGCTTGGGCTGGGTCGCGCTGCGGGCCAGCGCAAGGTGCGTGGGGCAATAGCGCGGCTCGTCGTCGGCCCTGGCGCCGTTGCAGAACAGCTGCTCGTCAGCGTATCCGGCGGGCGGTGTCCCGATGGGCCATTTGCAGCCGCGTCGGGTGAAGTGGTCGTCACAGATCCGCGCGGGGACGCCGGTCGGGCCGACATTGCGCAGGCGGGGCAACCCGACGGGCGGGGACTTTTCGAACAGCGCCCCGTTGCCGGCGACCCCGAGGCCGGCCGTCGGCTTCTCCTGCCGCTTGCTCTTGGCGCTTCGGCTGTTCTGAACGGCCACCTCGCATGGGCGCGTCCAGCCGGAGCGATGAACCAGACCGCAGACGGCCGCCCGGGACATCCCGAACTTCTCGCCGATCTTCAGCGCGGTCTCGCCTTCAAGCCATAGCGCCTTGATCGCCTCGTTGACCTCCGGCGTCCGGCCTCTGCGGCCCTTCAACGCGCCGCTCGGGTCAAGCCCCATCTGGCGCAAGCGGTGGCTCACGGTCTTGTCGCTGCAGCCGTAGGCGGCGGCGATCTGAATGCAGCTTTGCCCGGCCTCAAGGCGGGCGCGCAGGTCGGGTTCGGCGTCGGCCGTAAGCTTGACCATCAGGCGCTCCTTTTGTGTTGAGTGTTCAGGGCGGCGTCGACGCGGGCAGCGCCCTGCGGCGATATGCGAAAGCCCCTGCCCCAGATCGTCTGGATGGCGTCGGACCCGAGCGCCTTGCGGGCGTGGCAGGCCCACACGGTCAGCACCTTCAGCTGTCGCTCTCCGTCAGGCCCGCGAGTCTGCGGAAGCGCCTCGTCGAGTTGTTGATAGGTCAGGCCGCGCTGGCCGGCGGCTCGCAGGGCCAGCACGAGCCGCGCCGCAGATCGGGGCATCGGATACGCCTGGCGGAGCGCGGCGACATCATCGTCATCGCGCATCAGGCCAAGCTCGCTGCGCAGGTAGGCGACTTCGTCTTCGAGCTCGTCACGCTCCATGTCTTCCGGGAGCTTCACGACATCGCCCCCGTCACCCGGCGCTCAAGCGACCACGGCACATACGGGCCGGTCAGGCGCGGCTCGCCGTTCTGGCCGCGCGTTTCGAGGTAGCGGCCGAACCCGCCCTCGGCCTCAACCGCCGCGACGTATTGCCGGTCGTCGGCAAAGTCGCCCTGCTGCCCGGGCGCGTACTCCGCCTGGTAGTGGCTCTCGATCTTCTGGCGGATCGTCTTGGACATGCCGAGCAGTTCGGCGGCCTCAACCGATGTGCGGCCGGCGCGGCGCATGGTCATGTATTGCTGGTCGCGGGCCTCGATCTCAGGCAGGCGGCGGACGTAGTGGCGGGTCTCGGCCATCAGGCGGCTTCCTCAAGCTGAACAGTGATCGCGCCGCCCTTGACGACCGTGTCGGTCCATTCGAGGAAAATCGACTTGGCGGCGTGGTCGTCGCCGATCACCCCGGACTGCACGAGGGCGTCTGAAAGCGCCTTGGACAGGTTGTCGATGTCCCGGTGGCGGCGGTCGGGCGCGCTGGCGGCGACGCGCAGGTGATAGCGCCCGGCGATGCCGCGCGGACGCTGGGCGCGGATCGTCAGAACGGCCTCAGCCATCCACTGGCGATAAGCCTGCGACTTGATGTTCCGCCCCTTCACCGCGCGCCAGAGCCGGTTGGCCGACGGGGGGTAAGGGATGGACAGGGTGACGGGCTCGATCACGCGCGCCGCTCCGTCTCGATGACCAGCATACGGCGGACGGCGGCGGCCAGCTTGCGGCGGGCCTCGGGATTGCCGACTTGAACCCGACGCAGCCGAAGGGCTTCCTCCACCAGAGCGTCATGCTCCCGGCGGTTGGCCAGCGCGACAAGATCAGCCGTGGCAGGCGCCATTGCGCCCTCCCCTTCATCAACGGCGGCTCATGACGGGGCCGCCGATCCCGTGTTCAGTCAGGCGTCCTCGGCCAGCGCGGCGGGAACGTCGTCGAGTTCGGATCGGACGGCGGCGACGGCGGCGAGAATGTCGCGGCGCGAGGCTCCGTTGACGGTGAGCTCCATCAGCCGGGCCGACGCGGTGACAACCTCGGCCGACTCCTTGGCCGGGTCGGCGCCGTTGCCTTCGCCCCTGACCAGCTTGGCCAGCGCGGCGGTGACGATGGGCTGGTTGGCGAACGCCTCAAGGGCGACGACCTGCATCAGCGTCGGCATGTCGGCCGACTGCAGGCTGGTCAGTTGCGAGATGCGCTGATGCGAGACGCCCAGCGCCTCGGCGGCGGCCTCAACCCCGCCGGCCAGCTTCACCAGCGACAGGAAGAGGGCCTTCACATAGGGCGCCTG